CTTGTAATCGTTGATACATGGCATCTGCGCGTTTACCCTCCTCGACTGTTTGATTGTAACTATACAGACACAGTAACATGATGGCAGCTATGATACCAGTTACAATCAAGAAAATGATGGTGAATTTTCCAGGTCTCAGCCACTCAACTGTAGGACAGTTGATGTTGATGTTGGGATCATTTCTGTATGACATTTTGCCTAATCCTTTCTTCTAGGAATCTTATAAACGCCTCAACAACTACAGGCTCCATTATAATCGTATTACTAGGATCATGTGAATCACCGTTCTCAGTCGTTAAGATGACATCATGACCATCAAAATCAACATACACACTGTCGCCTAGATAAGTTTTCATAGTTGCTCCGCCTTATAGCTTTGGTTCTGTCTGCGTAGGATTCTGTAGTTTTTCAGTTTCGCTTGGGCCTCCGGAGTCCGGCCACACCAATTCACGCCGGGTTCACCGAGATGTTCTACGAAACCCGGTAGCCATTGTTTGTGTTCAGGTGGGTATTTCGCTTGGAACATGGAATCACAACCACCGGCATGTCGCCAATTGGTACCGTACCAAGGTTTCGTAGTGAGAAACTTCGAATCACTATGGAAGAGTTGGAAGTAGCCGGCGAGTTCCTTGTCATTGATTCTACGGCCGTTCTGTGTGCGACGCATACCATAGAGATCGTGTACGCTATAGGCGCCAAGATTCCCGAAGATAAGTTCCTGCGTTGCCGGAGTCTTAGGTAATAGGATGTCGGCATCTAGGACGAGATACCAGCCACTATAGTGCGTAGCGGCGAAAGCTAATTCGATTGCCAATCCTTTATTGAAGTCCGCACCATTATCGTAAAAAGCATTGGTCCGCAATAATCCTACATTGTGTTCATCTGCTAGTTTTGCAGTTTCGTCATCAGCCTTGTCAGTAACTATTAAGTAGTGATCGGAAATCTCCAGTGTCCTAGCAATAGTCTGTTTAAGATAATCCGTATAGTTCACGCAGACTGTGATTACTGTTAGCTTATCCATTCATCACCTTCACCACGACGGCGAACTGACACTGTTGACCGGCCCACAACGGGACGCCAGCACCTTCGAGATAAGCGTTGCCGTCTTCGTCCACCAGCACGGGATAGATGCGGGCCTCGAACTTGGGCGGCGGGTCCACGGGCTCGCAGGCGGGTGTGAGATTGCACTCACGGTCTTCGTCGTGTTCGACGCCATGATAAGTACGCACACCGACTAACACCCCGCCAACCTTGTCGTTGGCCTTCATCCGCCGCGGCTTGGGCGGCTTGGGCGGCTTGGGCGGGTCCACGGGCTCGCAGGCGGGTTTGAGATCGCACTCACCATCTTTGTCGTGCTCTTGGCTGTGGTAGTTACGCACAGCGTCGCCATCGTCAACCTTGTCGTTGGCCTTCATCCGCCGCGGCTTGGCGCGCGCGGGGGTGTCTCCGGGTTCGGGCAGCGGTTCCCACGGTGGAATCGGCGGCTTGGCGACGCCTCCATGCGGCGCGTAGCTGGGGTCGAAGGCCGGCACGGGCGGCTGGCGTAGGCGGCGGTAGGTGGCCAGTTCTCCATCGTCACTGATCTTCTGCCAGTCGCCGGGCAGCCAAGCATTTCCGCTGTCGTCACGATAGGGCAGCCAAGCATTTCCGCTGTCGTCACGATACTCGTACTCCGGCGAGCGATTCTCGGCCTCGCCGGCGCGGCGGAGAAGGTCGTACTCGCGCGCGCCGACGCCCACCTCTGGGCCGTCATTGCCCCGGAGAAGCACCTTCTCTTGTCCGACCGCCGCACATTTGTAACGGAAGCTGCCCCAATTCGGTGCCCACACCTCGTCGCCTTCGCGGCACCGTTCGCCGCCCGACCAGCATAGTTCGTTCATCGCTTATCCGCTTTCTCAACCTGATTAATACGTAGAGCATATAGTCTCGAGATGATAGTCTGTTCAATAGTGCGAAAAGTATTTAACTCATGCAAGACGGCTTGTTGATCTTTCCGATTCTCAGTCAGAGTCTTGACCAACTCATCAACATCAGTAGAATGATTAATTTCACTAGGTGTCATATGCTTAGACATGTTCACTCCCAGTGTGTTGGCCCATCGTTCTCGCAACGATAGGCATAGTTCATGGCTTCTTCGTTATCACTGTTAAACTGACACACGACCTCATGGTATGTGCCAAAATCGTGGGGTTGGGCTTTCACCATGAGTCTAGCACCCTTTGGCTCTGGACCCATCTTCTTCCGTAAGAGTGCGATATACCGTTTGCACTCATCAATTGCCTTGACCGTATAATCCTCAGCCCCGACTTGCGCACAGTCTTCTTGCGACGGTGTAGGTCCAAGATAAATGTAGTCAATCACAGGGCACCTTCTGCATAGTTGAACAACTTATGAATAAGAATTGGAGAGTCCACCGGCCACGAACGCATGAGATCAGGATGATTAGCTACAAGCCACGAGTGATTCAGACCGAAGGCAACTGTATCCTTCGTTACATAATCCCTCCAGTTAGTTGTTCCCACGAACCTCAGACAGCCACCGTGATCCAGATCAATTGGTAGGAAGGTTGAAAGCGGTAACTGGTGTATGATAACGCCCCGGGCACCTTGTAATGCCGGTGTAAGACACTGTTCTCCTAGTTTAAGCCACCAACTGATATTCATATCTGGTGTAGCTTCAATACACTTATTAGCGATATCCAACCAATCCTTGATAATCTTAGATTTCTGCTTGGCACCAATGTAACCTGTTATAACTCTACAAGGCTCCGTCGACCACATCATGTATACGAGATCTGATATATCAACATATGAAAGCAGTGCACGCAGTTTATCGGCATCTAAGATTACGGTATCTGCATCAATCCACAGGCCACCGTATTTCCATAGCAGGGCAGCGCGGTAAAAATCAGTACGTGGACCGATTTCTTTGATCTCTTTATGCCTCGGTGTAATAAGATCTAAGATACCAAGATCCTTTAGTGTATCTGGATTAAGAATAGTGATATCTTCACCAAGACATTTCTTCATGCTGCCGAAACAGAGATCAATATGCGGCCACCGAGGCCCTTCCCAGTAGGTCCAGATTTTCATGGCTTATCTTCTTTATTTTCTTTATCTTCCCTGTACTTCTCCGGCCGCCAATCCGTAACAGGTGTCAACTCTGTTATGATATTGAACTTCCGGCGACTGCCCAAGGAAACTAGTGTCTCGGCTGCATGTGGCGTGACGTCGTCAGTCTCCTCGAAGTCCCATCGCGGTTTCATTGGTATGGCCACACCACACTTGTCACAAAGTTTCCGCTGACCGTAATCGAAGAACCAGATGAGGTCATGTGTCCACCAGTCATCGTGTACTGGTGCTGCATGTACGCCATCGAAGTAAAGGTCATCTAGTGCTGCCGCGACCTCGCAGAAGTATGCGCCGTGAATATTGATTGCAGATGACCACGTCTCTTGTAACCAGCACTTATCCTGCATCCCACGCCGGGTATTGATGTCCGGTATGAGTTCCTCACTAGCAGCTAGGACTGGCGTATGCTTAGATTCCGGTAACGGATAACCATGAGGATTCCAATTGAGATACCCGTACACGTCTTTGACAATGTTGCCATACGGCATAGCACCATAATCCACGCCTCTACCAGCCCAAGATGGGCGTACGCCCCATCCTGTCCATAATCCACGTTGACTCTTCTTCGGTATCATGAGTTTCATATTGTTCGAGATATCGACGAATTGTGGATGTAATAACGGCTCACCGCCTATGATACCGATTACACGTTCACGTTTGAACCCAGGATCTGATGGTAGTGATAGGAAATCCACACTACAGTCTATAACTTCGGCGACCTTAGCTACCGGCATATGCCAACCAGTTTGCTTATGGCCTAAACATCTCGTACAGTTAGAACATCTCCTTATGCAATGGTTCGTTATGTCAATCTGTATTGACCATTTTTCACTCACTTGAATCATTTCAATTCTCCTTGGTGTAAAGTATAATACTCTGGCAATATATTGGCCGTTGCAAACTGCTCTTTTTGGTATCTTATTGCAGCACAAGCAACTCTAGCACAGTGATTAGAGCAGTATGGACCACTACGATTAGGATTCCTATTTATTTTATCCATTATTTCTGTTAACGCATGCCCACTAAGACTAAAAGGCTTCTTACAATAGGGACAAATAAAATTGTGTGACTTTAGTCTCTTAATATGTAATTTACGGTGTTCCGATCTTGTTACTATACGTAGATTAGTTATAACATCATTCATTGGATTACCATCTATATGATCAACTTGTTCAGAAGACTGTAATATTCTACCTAGATGCAGTTCCATTAAATATCTAGAATAAAAAGTAATTCTCCACTTACCTTTTATTCGTACCTGTATTCGCCATCTAGTATTATAATTATCAAAATATGGTTGTCCGGTGTCAAATGGACCATATGGATTATTCATTGTTGCTCCTTTATTGGTGCGTCGGGATGTGGATATTCCGGGGCATCTTCAAGATCCGCTTCGGCTTCTGCATTGTCTAGTTCATAAGCAGCCACAGCAATTCTATCGGTACGGGTAGCACGGATTGATGGCGGCCACGTTGGCAGACTCAGTGCCCACTGGTATCTGGCGCGGGCAAGTTGTAAACGGTCACGGCCTGTCACAGCATTACTCCTTAATCAGAGCCGACAGTTTATTGTTCAGACGTACCGACTCCCTAGCATAATCATAATATGCCCGGCATTCCCATGCGAGTTTCCGTTGTGCATCTGCATCGTATGTCGCAATGGCATGACCGATAGCATCTCTTAGAGTCTGCGGAGTCCAAGTATACAGTCTAATAAGATTACTATCGATAACTGGTAGGACATCGTAAGGCGGTAAGTTTGTGATTACGCGGCATCCTGCTGCCGTAGACTCAAAGATCTTCTTGAGGGCGAAATTGTATACCGATGACGTGCAGATTGACACCTTATAGTGTGTCAGTGTCTCGAAGAACATGTAGCTAGTTGTGCCAGACATGTGATATCCGGGATGCGGTAGAATGTCCACGTTCTGTAATCCCCACTTAATAATCTTCTCGCGTAATGGATAAACAAAACGGTTCCTAGCACCTGAGAATAGTGCTCTATCATATCTCTGTCCGCAATAATAGGAAGAAGGTGTATTGAGGATGTGATAAGTACGTATTAGTTTCGACGGATCAAGAAATGGCATCTGTGCCAAGACACTCTTATCATGGTACCAAGTGAGATAGTAATCCGGTTCCCACTCATCAAACCATGCTTTATGCTCTTGAACTCTTGATCCGGCATCATGAGCCGCGGCGATGCGTACGCATTTCGGGCCGAGTTTGTTAAAATTGATAAAGCCTTCTTCCGGCGTAGTGGCACAGGGATGCCGTACCGTGTAATCCCATTCATGCCGCGGCCACATGATTACTAGCTTCGCCCCCGGAACAGTTGACAGGTCATTAGTACAGATAGACTCATCGCTAGGCGGTAGATTACTTGCCATTGATTTCCAGCTACAAATCTCCATGCCACGTTGGAATAACCAACGACCATTATCCATATGCCGGCGATAAGATTCCAAGATACACATGATTTTCATCTAAGACTCCTTATGGTTGGTAGTCCCGAAGGGATTCGAACCCTTACTTTACTGCTCTTAAGGCAGTTGCCTCTTCCGTTGGGCTACGGGACCAACTGGAATGTAAAGAGTTTTACACTCCAGCCTGACGGCTACAAACTGTAAGCTAATACTTCATAATCAGTCCTCCTGTTACGATACTTTTGTCTGCTTAATCTTGCCACAGCAAACCAGATGCTGGCGTACCGCAGCGTCAACGGTAGCCCGCTTGGCTTCTTGGCATTTCGCTGCCGTACAGTAGTTGTAGTTACTGGGCACTGGCCTACTGCAGTTTCGACAAACATTGATTGCTTGGAAGCTACGGAATTTCATGGCGTCCACCTTACCTTTCGGATGCAATACGGGCAGCCCTGCCAGCCCTGGTCTACGAACCACTCCTTCCGCCACGACGTTAAGCTCATTTTAGACAGGCACCCCGGCTTGTAGCAGCCGTGACCGGCGTCTGTCCACTCGCACACGTCGGCCTTGACCGCGGCGGTCAGGTTGTCCGTCCATCGGCGCAGCAACTGGTCGTTGACGTTGCGGTATGGTGCACAGATGTACTCTCGCATCTCGGCCGCCATGCGGATCACGGTTTCGCGAAGGTTGCTCATGGCGTCACCTTTAGGGTCTATGGGCGGTTGGCGTAGTTGATTATATTTCAGCGCCCATTCCAGGCGCGAGGCTTCGTTCGCCCACTCTACTGGCTCTTGCATTCCGGCTTCGTTATAGCGATTCACGGCGTCAGCGATTTCCGCCAAGCGCTTCTCCATCCAAAGGCGCTCGGGTATGATTCCAATTGGTGGCTTTGCGTGATTCTTGATTTCATGATTTTTCATAGTCATCGTCTCCGGTTTTCGGATTACAGGCTTCATCTTTCTCCCAGAGCGGTGCAACGGCACAAGCCAATAAGGCAAAAATGCAAAAGATGACAAGCAGCACTGTTACGACAATGATGACGTTAGTCATGCTCCACGCTCCCTTCTGGCCAACTCAATAGCAAGATTCCAGATCTCTGATGCTACGGCCGGAGTACAAGTTTTCTTGATACGGGCAAGAAAACCACCCAGTGTGCGGTGTTGATGTAATAGGATATTCTGTGCCCGTAACTTGAGATCAACATCCTTAACTACTTGAATATGCACGCCATGTTCGTGACCAAAGACTTCACAGCCCAAGGCATCTCGATAATTGCCTGCTGTTGCCTCTCTATAGAATCCTATCCCAGTTAGGAACACGGTATCAAGAGTCTTGACATCCGTAAAGAAATCGAGATCGGAATCCTTACTGTATCCACCTAAGGCATAGGAACCTGTCAGATGGAACATCATAGTAGGATGCGTAGACAGTGCGTAAACAATCCTTGCACGTTCATCAATGATGCCGATCAGGTCGCGTTCGGGTAACATACCAGTTACTCCTTGATATAAGAACGTTGATACCGAGCTTCCTGTGGGACACCATCCACTGATGTCCCACGATACTGGAACGTGACGACTGTGCCACGTTGGAACTTCGGATTGTTCATCCAGTCTGGACAGATAGATCCAGGATTCTTAGATGCCCAATCCATCATTTCCACTGTCTCGAACTTGCGTTCCTCGTCTGTGAATCCCGACAACTCGAATACTAGATCACGTGGATCACTTGTCTTGCTCGGCATTTTTACGATTAGTGCGCCCATCAAACCTAACAACTTCGATCCCTTATCCGTTTCCCTACCTGTCGTGTAACCAACAACTGTTGCTTCGGAATCCTGTAACTTCTTCACTTTCAACAGTTTATACGTCCGTTCGCATACGTAAACTGATTCCGGTGCCCTCAACATTAGTCCTTCACCGCCGTCATTTGTTACGAGATCGAGTTCCTCTTGAATAGTTTTCACGGCGTCTGACGTAGAGAAAGACAGTTGTGTCTGAGTATGCGGAATCGTTATACTCCAGTCTACCAAGATCCGTTTCATGATGGCATACGTAGTCTCGAATCTCGTTGACGGCGAAGGCATATAGGTTAGTGCGGCTAACCAATCCGGGCGTAACCAGTCCATGAACTTATGGAAATGCTTACAGTAGTTGACACCATTGATATCGCCATCAGCCAGTATGGTGTCGAAAGATGGCATATCGAATATATAGTATTTCACCCGGCTCCAGGAGAAGGCTTCCATGTTGCAGTCAATTTTCTTCAAGATTGACATGAGTTCCTGTCGCGGACAGTGCGGAATATACAGTTCGCCGTCAAGTGAGCATTTCGGTAATCTGTCTAGCCACCAAGCCGGTGCATGAACTACATTACCGTAGCGACTCCATAATCCAGTCGAAACTGGCGGAGTCAGGTATCGCTCGTCTTTCAGTTGGTTCGCCCAAGGAACCGTGTATTTCGGCATACCGCGAGTAATTCCACCATCCCACCAGCAGCGCATACCGTCGAGTTTCTCAGATAGAAACATGCCAGCAGCACAATCACGTGCGGGTTCATACGTGTGCGCTAACTGTAGGAACTCTCTCTTGGTTTTGTTGGGCATGTGATTCTTCCTACTAGTTAGTTATCTAACACTTCGTAGTAGCAATTTCTTGGAGGATATGATAACTGCATAATTCTTGCTTGTTCTTTGAGTTCTTTAACTTTTTGAGTATCTTCCGGTGTCCAATTGATACCCAAACGTATCGTATCATCCGACGGTGGTCCCATTTCCATCATAGGATTGTATCCCGATGGATAAATTTTATACTTTTTTAAGATTTCAATCATGGTTATCACCGTAGTTTGCTAGATGTGTAATCCTTTCCACCAATTATGCCAAGTTGGAAAGAATACTTCCATTGGATTCTTGATACCAATATTATGGCCACTTGAACAGTGTTTAGATTTCATAAAATTGTCCTGATTCCCAAGATAATAATGAAATGCCTCACTCACAAATCTAGTGGCTGTCTTACCTCGCACATCATCTAATAATGCATATAATGATAAGTAATACGGACTCATAATATCTGGATAAATTGCAACAGTATATATACAACGTTGTTCTTTGTAGTGCATTAATGTTTCACCATCATCTATTACTTTATATAAGTCTTCGAGTACCTCAAAATTATAAAATGGATACTTACCTTCTGTTGAGATTGTAACTTTAATACATCTATGAGAAGGCTTCCAAGCTCCATAATCTAGACCATCTATTCTGTCAGGCATCTTACCTTCAAGAGGGTCCATAATCCAGTACTTAACTTCTGTGAAAGACATGATACTTCTCCTTTATCGTTAACTGTTATCGCCTTAAAAGTTTCTTGGCTTTAGCTTGGATGTCTTGTAGAATCTGTCCCACCCGTTGGAAACTCAACCCAACACATGGAGCGATGTCCCTGATGGTAGAACCTTTCAATCTCAGTGCAAGTATATTATACTCAGCATCTGTGAGATCGAGTTCTTTGATGAGATCTTCCAAGGTATCATGATAGATACCATTGCCACCCGGTATATCATCCATTAATCCACCATCGGCGTCATGGACAATATCTACGTAAGGAACTTCACCTGTCTCCTTGAGTTCCTCGAAGAACGTCGTATGTTTTAATACGACTATAGATTTCACACGCATGGCTCTTAGACAGTGACTATTTACGTATGCCCCGATATATGTAGCGATACGTGCTGGCGGCTCAAATGCGAGTGCAATCCTGTTTGCAGCGATTACTAATCCCTCGACCGCTGCGGCCCTAATATCTTGTGCATACTGCCAGTCAGCACCATACTGACTAGCAATCGAAAGAGCAAGTGGCAAATAATCATGTACCAGTTTCTCGAAGGTAGAATTACCTTCTGGTACAGTGATTATGCCATCCCCTACCTTGACCGTGATTTCCATAATCGCTCCTGAGTATTCTATAATCAAATCACGTGCCGGTGAAAGTATCTGTCATAATATAGCACGGAAAAATAACTTGTCAAGTCGAAAAGTGAAATATTTCCTATTTGTTTTTATCGTGATTTGATTAGTGTAACCAATTATTATTAGCGATTGTCAATCAAATCAGATCATTGACAACTAATCATCGCCCAGAACTCACGTGCCCGGAATCCTAATGGATTGTTTTCGATGCTATATACATATCCCTTCGGTGGAGTTGGATCGTATATCTTACTCTCTAGATGGTTCCACACCACGGCGTGTCCGCCATTCGGTTTTTCGCCAACAAAGATTCCAGAATATTTATTTAAGTATTGCTGGAATCTTACTTCCAATTTAGTCTCGGTATCCATCAGTTGCCAATCCGCGTCCATACCTACTGGCGCCATACGCGGGAAGTACTCAATCAACACTAACGCTTTCCCACGTCTCAAGAAACAATCAACGATCTCTTGTATATGGAATGACCGTATCCTATGTATTGGCTTCTCGGCCGACGGCCACCAAATCTCATTCCCAGTGTGTCCGATCTCGGCCCTTAACTCATCTGGATGGACTTCCAGTAGCATTGCTGCCGCTGTCAAGATGCAGTGAGGCCCGATCTGTACCAGTATTCTCATTTTTGGCATCTTCAATTAAGGATTCAGGAATCTCGATTGCTTGTGAGCAAGTATCACGGAGATCTCGAGAGATGTTACAAGCAATCACTATAACACTCTTGCCTTGTCCCATGACGAGATCAACTAACGGTTGGAAGTCACCATCTGCACTTCCAAGTATTACTATGTCGAGATTCGGTAATGCTTTGATTATGTCAACAACGATTCCGACATCCCAATTGGCCTTATACTTCGGCGCTTGCCCGGCATTCGTAAAGACCTTCAGTTGCTTGTACCGTGGCAGATAGCCGATCTGCCGTAAGCAAGAGATGAACGGCTTAGCTTCCGCATTCATCTGTGCTCCATAGGCATTCGCTACAACCACGTCACCGAGATCTTTTACGTAATCTAAGAATTTCTTATAATCCAGTTTTCTCTTTCCGAACTTTGATAGTACGGAATAGTAGAGATTACTAACATCTATATAGATACCAATACGCTTAGCCATTTGTAGGTTCCTTGTAATCATTCCAGCCGCGTTCTTGTCTCCACGCTAAAGTGAACGTCCACCAATTAGCTGGTTGAAAAAGTTTCTTGTATTCTTCTTCTGTTGCAGCTATTAGAATCCAGACTCCCGATCCATACGCACAAAGTTTCGGCCAATGTTCTAGTTGGGCTGGTGTAAATCTATAACCACTCGGATTCTTTATATCTATCCATCTATGACCATACCTACAATGGCAGATAAATAGATCTGGTAATCCTACCTGATAAGCATTACCGTGGGTGGTTAAAGTATACCAATCCTTGGCCCGGAGCATACTGATAACGTCACGTTGTATCTTAGCTTCCGGACCCGTGGACTCTTTGAATCGGGGAGGCATGTTTACTCAGTATAGATTTCAGCCAGGACTAGTAACTGAATCGCCCGTGTCATCTTTACTTGGTACTTCTGTGTCTCTTGACTCAGGCTTTGTTTCAGATTGTCGAGTTGATTCTGCTCCATTACCACTACTGACGCCAGCGTCGTTCGGAGTTTCAGGATTTCCGCTCTCACTACGCTTGCTTCCCGAATCAGGATTATCGCCTGGGATTCGTAGAACTCCGGGCTCGCCGTCTCCACTACGAACTTCAGTGGTCCGTTTTCCTTGGGATTGAAGGTTGCGTCTCTCAGCAGCTCTCTTACCCTCTTCAAGCATACTCTTGTATCTGTCAGTGATTTCTTTGTCATTTAGGAATCCCTTCTTTTGTAGAACTTGGATTGCTGCTACTGTCTGTTGTAATACTGCTGACCAACTATTCAATTGGCGTATAATAAGTTTCTGGTGCTCCACCAGCTGTTCTTGAGTCTTCTTGACTTGCTCGAAGGAAGCGAGGATGGCTTTTCTTTGCAGCTTTCTGTTTAGCTTTACTTGCACGTGTCATCTCCGTTACTTTGGTTTTACAGAACAGGTCAGGACGATTATGAATCGCCATATGAGCCTTCAAGACTCTTAAAGCGGTATTCAACATTATTACTTCGCGATGATCCTCGAATCCTTCCCAGTTCTTATAACGTTCCCAAATCTCCTCTGGTAATAGTTCCTTTATTTCTAGTATCTTAGCATATTGATTACCTTGTATATTCAGTAACCAGTTAAGGGCAGTGGTGAATACTTCTGGATACAAGTGGTCAATATCATCTTTGGGTAACTCATAGTGTTCTAAGTTAATACCAGCCTCAACTAGTACTGGGCGCATCTCAAATAGAGTACGCTTAATATCTTTGAGAATTTCAACCTTCTGCATTTTTCATTGCTCCATCAATTGCCGTGATTAATTCAGCTTTTGACAACCTGGAATAGTTCACTATGTGTAATAATCTTGCTCTTTCTGCTAGTTGACGATAATTCATTTCTGCCGTACTAATAGATGGATGAGTCTTAATCCAAAGTAATAATCCTTCTTTATTAGTTTTCTCGATAAGTTGAAGTGCCTCCTGCTTCTTTTCATCTGTTGAATTGTCCCACAGTACCTCGAACTCGATCTTACATATAATTGTTAAGACACTACGTGTGCGCAAACAAGTATTGTGTAACTCTTCACGTAGTCGAAGTATTCCAATCATTATTTCTCCGCCCAAGTTTTAAGACTGGTTTTCCATTTCATCGCTAGTAATGGAACAACACCGTGATGTTCATCAATGAAAGAATTAACTATAGCTTTACTTTCAGCAACATAATCAGTAATAGTTGGTGCCAGTACCTCATCATGGACGTTCATTGGTTGTATACGCCAATTATTGATTCCTGCTGGCTGAATATTCCATAAGTAATATTGTAAAGTTTTCGTTAAACTAGCACCAGACGACTGGATTACGTGATTCGCAGCCGCCCGCATATTAGCTGCTTGTTGAGCGAATGCTGCAGCATATAATGCTGAACGCACAGCACCGCAAGCAGTCTGTTCGCGATCACGTCTAACAACCTTGAACTTGAGTGTGTTCCAAGGTTTCGGTGGATCTTCCGCCAACTCGAATAGAGCTTTACAAATAGTATTTTCTAGTGTGAAATACCTACGGAATCCAAATAACGATTCAATATAATCCGAAGCATCATGCCACTCTACTCTTGTACCGATACCACCATTCTGTCTCATACTGCAGAACTGATCGAAAATCTTTCTGCGTTCCTCGCCCCACTTCTTGAAGTCTTTGCAGAAGTTATGATAGGCTTCTGCTGCTACAGATTCCGATATCCCTACACGGGTCTGTAGTGTATAGGCTTCACCACCGTAGAGCATGGCGAATACACCATTCTTTGCTCTGGTATATTTATCCTGCTCGTTCGGTAATCCCTTAGTCGCTAGGATTTCTTCGTAGGTGAGTGGAGGGAACAAGTAAGTTCCAAAGATTCCATGAATCTTTTTCCCTGATGTAAGCATTTCATGCATTCTAGGATCTTTGTAAACAGCATCTGCAATGGTAACTTCTTGTCCGTCAAAGTCACCGCCACAAAGTACCAATCCCCCATCGGCCAATGGGAAACATGACCTAATTTCTTTAGCTCGTTTGATGCCTTGAGGATTAAGTCCATCTGCACCTGACATGCGGGTACTAAGAGTACCAATAACATTGAAGGAAGCATGGAACCGACCAGCAAGAATGAGTTTATCGAGGAGTTCGATTTCCTTGACTGCATGACGGGCATCAAGAATTTCTCTAGCTCGGATTGCAGCGGGGTGTGGTTCATCAGTTGCGACAAGTCCGTCTTCGCAATCTTTACATCCAATTCCTTCACACTTCGTGCAAACATTAGAGACTTTCCACTTCGCGATTTCTTCAAGGATTATACCCTTCGTAGTCATCTTACCATTAATATTCATGGTAAGTAATTCTGTCTCTGACATTACCTGTCGTAGATATTTCTTACAAACTTCTGGTGACTGGAAATTATATGGTAGATTCTCGATATGCTGTACTGCTTTATCTCGTAAAGCAGTCATTGCTTCCTTGTTGATGCTGAATCCACGCCATCTTACGGCTGCCACCATAGTAGCCAAGACGCTATCAATATCACTGCAAGTAGGGCTACCAAAGTGTTTATATAAATCGCGTGTATATTTAACATCATCAGAAGCATACTGACGAGCAATACTATTGAAATTCCAATGAGTGATATGTCGTTTAATAACTGCCGGCCATTTATTATACCAATTCTCTGGCGAAGGTTGCCTAAGCACCTTACGACCGGAAGACAGTTCCGTATAAAACGGTGCAGTCGCATATGGTGCATATCCGAATTCTAGTGGTTTGAATGCATCATCTACTTCTACGTCTGAGAACAGTTTAATGGATTCCACATCAACACCCAAGGCATCGGCGGCTAGGGCTTTTAATGCACTAGACGGCGCGAACGTTAATACGACATCCTTGAAGTCTGGGATGACTTCGTTCATGTCATCAAAGATGTCGTGTACTGTCCATCGATCCTTGCTATTCTTTCTAGCAAAATAGATATCTGGAAACTTGATTCTGTTATCAAGTTCCCGGACGAGTTCACGGGCTAATGCGGTGGGCACCCGCTTAATACGGACTTCATCTCGGTCCATAGTGGATTGATAAGAAGTCTTACGTGCATGTAACATGAGATCGAGTGACTGCATGGGTTTCAGACAAGGACCAAAACGTCCTTGTTCTTCCTTCACAGCATACTCTTCTATTACATCTTCTAGATAAACATTCTGATTACTAATTAGTTGCAGGGTGGTATACATCTGGCAGATATGAAACCAGTCAAACGCCAGATTGAAACCGCATATACCTTCTTCGTGATAAACAATCTCTTCGATAACCGAGATAGTCTCGGCTACTGGATTCTTCCAGGGCGAATACAGTTCGATATCACCGTCGCCGTGGGCATATTGCAAGAGTACAATAGGCCCATGATAACCGCAAGTCTCTGTATCTAGAAATATCATTATTTCTTATGTAGTAGATACTATTTAGGTATTTGTGAAATCTACTGGTATTGAATACGGTATACTCTGTTCATCACACCAGAGTTTCAGTGATTGATGAAAATCTGCGTCACTGATTTCTCCGGATGCCCAAGCCAGTGCTCGACACATGGGTACTTGATGGTTGATTCCGCTAACGTTATCATATAGATAGTTAATCATTTCCATGATTTCTGCACGACCACGAACTCGCTTAGAACTCGGTTTGTGTGGAACATAGTTACGGCCAGCAACACCACGTGACCGATCCTCTTTCATCTTTTTAGCAATATTAAAACAGCTATCTTTACCACTGACTTGCATAACTGCGTATAACTGACGAATCTGCGTTTGACTAATATTACCTATCATAACATCTGGCCAGATTTCTTCTGGTAAAGCCAACAACATATAACGAATCTGTACCCATCCTCTACTCGTACCAAGTTCATCTGCAACATTGGCTTCCGATAATCCTAATTGACGCAGACGAGATAATGCTTTGGCTTCCTGTACAACATCCAGATTCTTACGTTGGATATTCTCAGAAAGATTATATAGTCTAGCACGTACCTCGCTCATTACTTCATCGCTAACAACTGCTAAAATAGTTGTAGCCTTGATTACTCGATGTGCAAGGAATCTACGGAATCCTGCAATTAACTGATATTTATATCCAGCACGTGTAGTTGGGATAAGAGATATTGGTTGAATAAGACCTTTTGCAGCAATATCCTTAGCTAAATCAGCAACATCCATTGCATTGATGTGCCCACGGCAATTGAATTCTTCATCAACATAAATATCTGTCAATGGCACATGTTCCAAATGTTTGTTAATGACAGTAGTTTCATTCACGATTTACTTCTCCTTCTAATGTTTTAAGTGCATCATTCATTTCGCCCATTGAGAGATTCTGTAACTTACGTTTCTGTCTTAGACTGTCTAGAATCAATTGATCTGTCGGTAAGTGTATCAGATCAATAATCGTTGCACCGCGATTCGTATCCATACCTAAGCGATGAATACGATCTTCGGACTGCATTCGAGATTCGCCCTTAAACGTGTTGGAATAGTAAAGGGCAGTCGGACTAGCTGTTAATGTTAGTGCCATGCCTCCGGCCTCTGGGTGACCAACAAAACAGAGTTTCGGATACTTATCTAACAGATCCTGCCGATTAGGATGACTATAATCCATTGCGTCTAATAGTAAGTCGGCATCTAATGTCTGATTAGTTGCCGATGTGCCAATGAATCCCCTACCATCAACACGTAAAGTATCCCAACCTTGTTGATGACAGATATTCACCAATCTATTAATTGTCCCAGTGAATCCGCCCCATACGACGAACCGACCGATATCTTCGTGGTCATCCAGTAATTCAATGAAATGTTCGTCTTTCGGACTAACGGTTAAAGCATTGGCGATTCTAATCATTTTCGGAACCTTGCCACTACCATCACAGTGTTCGCAAGAACCATCCACTTCCTCGAAGTTATCTGCCTTGATATCTAGTGGGGCCAGAACATCCACCGGTGCCTTCGGCATCATCTGTTTACAGTGACCAGCACCGAAACAGGTCGGGCAGACTTCTTCACCATCTTGTGACATATCATACTGGAATCCGTCACTTAATTCACGCAATAGTGTAAGAGCCGTGATAGCACGGGAACTTTTAGTTTTAATAAGATTCGCTGCTCTTAGTATTTCCACCGTTGGCTTGACTTTGATTATCCTATACTGTTTCTCGGGCAGATCAAGACAGTCTTTCTTAAACTTAACCATAACTAATCCACTCATCCGCTTATAGAGATACTGAACCTCATTAACGGATCGTTGGAATGGATGATAACTAGAATTGACATACTGTAACTGTTGTGATAATCCTAAGTCAGCAGCCATAATCTTCAATTGTTCTTCGATTATTGGCTTGCCAGTTTCCTTAGTTCTGTCTCTAATAGCCTTAGTCAACACAGTTTCACCCACAAAATCTGCTGCCTCAGGAGTCAAGAAGAGATTATGGTTGTTATGGTCAACTAACATCCCACAAACTTTACACTTGCTCTCATCATCCATCCATGTAACGATATGCGGGAAACGTCCACCGGCCAGTGATTCCCGTTCCTCGATGATACATAGACGTGATTTGAATCTGTGGATGTTTCCCTCTTTCAGGAATCCTGGACAAGCTGTTTCCGCTTGATGCCACCAGTCAACTGGAGACTTGGGTGCCGGTGTGCCTGACATAAGGATTATGCATCCCTTGTCTTTCCAGTATTCCCGCACTAAATTAGCGAGATACAAAGCTGCAACTGATCGTTGCGAGGTCGGTGTTTTAATCTTCGAGCACTCATCAAAGATTACGATACGTGGCGGTTGACGTTGTATATTCCAATCCTTCATTTCACGTACTAGTTTCTCATACGTGAGCATGTCGGGATAGAATTTAGCTTTCCACTTATTAAGTTCACGATCAACGGCTTTTACACCAGATTTCGGGCCTACATACCAGATGGTGAATTCCTCTTCAGCTTCTCTTTTAATCTTTTCAACTGCCTCAATTGCAACGAGAGTCTTACCAGTCCCCATTTCACACGCCAGAACGCAATAGTGACGTGTAAGTACATGACGAACCATCTCAATCTGATAAGAACGTAAAGGACGCTCAGACAAATAATCAACAAGAGGCGTCTCGTATATAGCATAAGGACTTTGACAAGTAGGATCAAGATAATTGAGAGTAAAAGAATTGCGAAGAGATAGTGGTATGGACCAAAGTTTGATTGGTGGATTATCATAACCATGCCACTTTGCTCCTTCGAGATTCTTTACTTCTTCAATTAGTGTCTTATTAAAAGGAAATTTTAAGTATACCCGTGCACTGTTATTAGATACAGGTATAATCTCTACGGGTATAATGTATTTTCCGGCACATAATTTACGTATCATTTTAACACAAATGTTTTATCGGTTAATGTTGACTTATCGTAGTTCGACCAGAGTTCCTTAAAACCAGCAGTCTCAAGATGATTCATGATACGATTCATAATCAATCTGAGTTTCTGTGGTTGCTCTGACTGACAGTATTTCACTACTACCTGTTTCCACTGATTGATACTAGCTGTGAGAATGTATAATTGTTCATCCTCATTACTAGTCAAATGTCTTAGAATCTTGACATCTGTGTATAGTGGCAACATCACCACTAACGGGGCAGTCAGTAAGAAAGTGAAATAGAAATGTTCCCCTATCCCAGTCATCGTAGTTAATTCTATAGCTAAATTAGGATTGTTCTCAAAATCTAATGTAGCTAAGTAGGAGGCCGGCATCTGCGGGTCCATCCTACAATCATCCAATCCCCGTGTCGGACTAGTACCCAAGGATTCTTGTATACAACGTATAAAGCACTGCCAATCTGGCTTCGTATATGCAATTGGGTATACGTCTAACATGATAGTCTCGTGATTAGAAGAGGGTCACTCCAGTCCGACAAACTGGAGTGACCCATACTCAGGAGGGAGGCAAGATACGGAGGCGTAATCTTAACGGTCGCGTGCCGGCGCGCCGTCTTCGACTTTCTGGATTTCCTGTTGCGGAGGATTATTGAACTTCTGGACTTGTTCCTTAACATCCTCCTGATCAGGAATCTCGAATGGCGTGCTACACGGAGTAACCTGTGGACAGTACCACGTATACGACGTGGTTTCAATCTTCTTAGATTTCAATGTACTCGCCTTGAGTAACCGACTATTAAGATTCGGAGACTCGCGCCGCGCACTCTTAGAACCCATGAAGAATAATGCAAAACTCTTAGTTGACGGAATCCAGACCAAGTATTCAGGACCATACATGCATCCGGAATCCTTGATCTCTGCCTTTTCAACTATAGCTTTGAATGGATCACTCTCAGGATTGTACTCGGCGATTACAATCTCGCCGCCCATATCAAGAGACTTTGGCCGCCACGCAATCAACAGAATATCAACCGTTAGACCAAGATCTTGATAGACCTTATCCCGAACCAGTGCATAGTGATTAATTGGAAACTCACCAGTCTTACACGGTTCAGAATTCGCGGTCATCAGTTGCAGTCTCGGAAGATAACTACCAGAAGTAACGACCTTCTGGAAATCTTCATCCGTCCACTTCTGGAGTTGATTGGTTGCGTCTACTGGAATCAGAGCTTTATCTTCGCTCATCGTTTTATCCTTTAGGTATGTCGTATAAGTCCCCGCCTACTTATACCACCAGTTATCCGGATAACTGGCTCCCGCTTAATCACATGGGCAGCACCTGTGACAAGCGCACCACTTCTAATCTACTGGATTTAGGCTTTCTTGCCAGCCAAAGCTGCCTGTGCAGCGGCAGCAGCCGCCGCAGCCTCCTTAGCCTTCTGTTCCGCTTCTTCCTGCTTCTTGGTAGCCTTCTCAGCATTCTTACGAACCTTAGCGTCCTCTAACTCCTTCATCCGGGTCTCGTACTTGACCTTCTGAGCGTCAACCGATTCCGGATCGAGATGCATAGTCCACCGAAGAGCCATCGTGAACGCCTCTTCCGAAGTCTTCACCTTGTGGCGCTTGATCAGGGCCTTCATGATAACGCCCTCATCAAGTTCCTTCTTGATTTCCGCCATCTTCTGCAAGAACGCAACAGGCTGGAACTCGGCCGGACCCTGTGCCTGACCCTGACGGCGCGCCTCATTGATTTCCTTGATGCGCTGATTAACAGCCGGAATGAACTCATCCGGCTTCATGGTCATGGCCCTGTCCAGATAATCCGCCTGTTCCTTGAGCGGCAACTTAGCCAAAGCATAGGCATTCGACAACGCAATCTTACCCTCATCCACAAGCGTGAGAATATCCTTATTCTCAATCTTGGTGAGGGAGAGACGCTGCTGAATGAAGGCAGGAGAAGCACCAAGCCGCTTAGCCAACTCGAACTCAGTCATCAACGGATTCATCGTCAGAATCCGCTTGATCTGCTTGGTGTACTGCGACGGCGGGGTCTTAATCGAGTGCAAGTTACCAATGATCTGAGCTTCCAGAACCTCAGCATCACTGAATTCCAGGATGTGAACCGGAATCTCAACCAGACCAGCATCCTTCGCAGCCGTGTACCGATGCAACCCATCAATCAACTCAAAATACACGGCCTTGGTTTCGGCATCCGCACGTTGACGCACGGAAGGAGGATTCAGAATCCCTTTAGCACGAATAGAGTCAACGAGTGTTTGATACTCCTCGGACTGACGGTTGACCGTCCGAAGTGCCACCGGATTCTCACGAATCTGATTGGTGGCGATGGTCGCTTGCTTGCCCATTAGCGATTCTCCTTTTATGATTTGGGAATCTTCGCTTACTGCCCTAATCAAATCACCTGACTCGACTAGGTGAAACCTTGGGCAAGGTCTCGTAATATATTAGTCCAGTTTTAGCGTTTAGTCTAGTCACCTACTAAAATATTGTTTTCCTCTTGCTACCTTATACTATATACGCTTTTTCCTTTTTTCGTTTTCTCACAAAAGGTAAAAAGGGAAAACAGTTTATTCAGTCAGGACTAGACAAAAGTACAAAAACGTACTAATATATAATGGTATGATTAGATTACAGAAATGATTACAATCGAATCCATTTAGGATACAATGCCAACTAAAACCGAAGCTATCGCGAGATTCCTTAATCTTAAAGCTCGCGTCGAATTAGCTAAATTGTATAATCATGATATGGAAGTGCAGGTCAATGTAGCACAGGATCGTGGCAATAAGATTAGTGGGGAATACAAAGGTCGTGGTTGGTTGGGTTGGACGGATGGTGTTACCACGTGGAAACCATTCCGAATTCCATTTAATGCTAAAACAGATCCCACATACGACGATACTGAAATCACTTATGATCTAGCGGAACATGTCGAAGGAATCGGTATGACTGGATGGGATTGGAAGAATAAAGTTAGCAAGTGGATTGCATTTGATTTTGACGCAATTGTAGGTGAACGACACCGGGAATCCGGATTATCATCACAAGAACTAGAAGTAGTTAAGAAGACTGCCCACGGAATCCCGTGGATTACACTCAGGAAGTCTACTTCGGGCGCAGGCTTACACATGTACGTGTTCCTTGATAATTATCCCACGTGTAATCATACCGAGCACGCAGCGCTCGCACGTGCGATTCTAGGTGTAATGTCTGCACTCACTGGTTTCGATTTCAGTTCTAAGGTGGATGTCTGCGGTGGTAATATGTGGGTATGGCACCGCAAAATGGAAGGTACTGATGGTCTTACTCTAATTAAACAAGGTAACACCTTACCAGAAGAACTCATACCTAAGAATTGGCGAGATCACATCAAGGTGATTACTGGTCATCGTCGTAAGAATCTCCCTCAAGTGATTGAGGAATCTGGAACCGGAGATAATTTCGAGGAACTCACTGGTCAACGTCAGTTCATCGAATTAGATGATGAACATAAGAAATTGATTGAATGGTTAAAAGATAATAATGCTCTCTGGTGGTGGGATCAAGATCATCATATGTTGGTGTCTCATACTAAATGGCTTGAACGTGCACATGAATCCTTGAAGTTCCGTGGCGTATTCAAGACTAATTCGCAGGGTACGGATCTTGATGAACAAAACTGTTTTGCATTTCCACTTCGCCGCGGTGTTTGGGCAATACGACGTTATACTCCCGGTGTGAGTGAACATGATTCCTGGTCACAAGATGGTGCAGGTTGGACACGTTGTTATCTCAATAAGGAACCAGATCTCGCTACTGCCTGCCGCGCTAAAGGTGGTATAGAAGATACCAAAGGTGGGTTCCAGTTTCGAGAAGCCGAAGTAGCAATACAAGCAGTAGAGACGTTAGGTATTATACCCACTGTTGGGCGATTACAGATGTCCCGTAAGACGCGGGTATATCAACATAAAGATGGTCGGATTGTAATCGAAGTCGAACGCGATGCAGAAGATGTTCCTACTGAGATGCATGGATGGCTACCGGATCGTAAGGTATGGACTAAGATTTTTAATGCTCCTGTAACAGCACCTACGGAACCAGAAATCGGTAATTATGATGATCTCGTTCGGCATCTCGTAACATCGAATAGTGAAGATTCCGGTTGGATGATACATTCAGATGGTCACTGGCGCGCCGAACCTTTAACACATGTCAAAGTCGCATTAACCAGTCTTGGATTATCCAACAAGGAATCCAGTGACGTAATTGGTTCTTCTGTTATGAAATGTTGGACACTTGTCAATAAGCCGTTCCAAAATGAGTATCCCGGTAATCGTGAATGGAATAAGACGGCCGCACAGTTTCGCTATGTACCCATCCAAGAGACCGATAATCTATCCTATCCGACGTGGATGAAGGTTCTTGAACATTGTGGTCAAGGACTAAATGAGGCCATTAAAGAGAATGGTTGGGCTAAAGCTAATGGCATCTCGACTGGCGCAGAATATCTCAAATGTTGGATAGCATCAATCTTCCAGGAACCCACGGAACCTTTGCCTTTCCTATTCTTCTATGGTCCGGAAGATTGTGGTAAGTCTATTTTTCATGAAGCATTATCTCTACTTATAACCAAAGGTTGTCAGAGAGCCGATGTCGCACTATCGGACTCTACGGATTTCAATGGTGAGTTAGAGGGTGCTATACTTTGTGTTATTGAAGAGACCGACCTACACAATAATCGTAGAGCTATGAACCGGATTAAGGACTGGGTGACTAGTAAACAGTTAAATATCCGGCACATGTATAGAACACCATATCATATCCAGAATACTACACATTGGGTACAGTGTAATAATAGTCACTTAGCTTGTCCGATATTCCCTGGTGATACCAGAATCGTGATGTGTTATGTTAAGCCACTAGACCCCGTGGAAATGATTCCTAAGAAGCGATTACTAGTACTCTTGGAGAAAGAAGCACAGCATTTCATCACTGCCGTGATGTCATTGGATCTCCCACCGTCTATTGATCGTCTTAATATACCTGTAATCACCACGGAAGATAAGAAACTCACCGAACAGATGAATCAGTCTACATTACAACGATTCATTACCGAGAAATGTATACCGGTGAATGGCTGTAAAATCAAGTTCAGTGATTTCTATGATAAATTTGTCGAGTGGATGGATTCCAATGAAATCAGTTTCTGGACTAAGAATCGCGTAGGTAGAGAATTCCCGCCACAGTTCCCGAAAGCCAGATTCCGGAAAGATGGTCAGTTCTACATTGGCAATATTGCTTGGGCGGGTACAGAATCAGATGGGGAATCTAATACACGTTTAATCATTAAAGATGATTACTTATTCCCTGCTGACCAACCATGTTGAAAGATATACTTGACAATTTAGCACCGGAACAGCGTAATCAACTCATGCACGCCTTCGAGCATGGGTTCTGTCAAATTGTACACTTACCAGATAATAAATTTATTGGCGTGAATCTTCATGCCCGTACGGATAAAAACTTCAAGATTGAAGAGATCGCTGGTTCCTGGGCTTACGGTCAGTTAAAGGAGAAATGATTATGCGAACCGAATGTACACGTACAATTATCTTGGAAACTCAGCGTGAAGTAGAAATGTTTTCTGGATTAATAAACATTGCACGTGAAGAGTTACTGCGTCACATACGAAATAAAAGTAATAAAGCAGATTATGATAGATTCCGTGGACAATCTTACGGAGCTGATTCTGTTGGTATGTCGGGTTTCTGTTCTGATCAAGAAATTCAGAATGCTTACGACTTTACTGATAAATTACAAGGTGTATAATCATGCCTATCTTCATCGGTATCGCAGGTAAAGCCGGGTCTGGAAAAACTACTCTAGCTAACGCAATCCAGCGTAATGTACGTCGGCGTGGAAAGTGTGTGATTATTCCGTTTGCCCTACCTCTAAAGCAAATCTGTATGCAGATGGGGTGGGACGGTAAGAAGGATACTAAGGGCCGTAGACTACTTCAGATTGTAGGTACAGATGCCGCTAGGAACTGTATCTCTGAGGATGTTTGGATAGATAAATGGCTTGAACTTGTTCGCAAATCCAAAGAGATTGATTTTCATACAATTGTCATTGCTCCTGATATTAGATTCGTTAATGAGGTCAACGTTATCGCGGCACAGAAATACTATCATCTGATTAAAGTTACTGGTCGTAAGTACGAGGACGTTCCTACACATGAATCCGAACAAGACTTACCAAATGATCTTTTTACTCATCAGTTCCATAATGATAAAGGTATCAAAGATCTAAATACTTACGCTAAAGGATTTGTGAATTATGGGCTTATTTGATGAACTTGATCTAGCATCTGGTGACGTTGCCGATCGTGACGAAATCTTAAAACCACCATTCGGTTGGCCTGGTGGTAAATCGAAATCTGTTAATCAGATTCTACAACATCTCCCATATAAGCCAGTTTATGTTGAACCCTTCGGAGGTTCCTATGCCGTTGGTCTTTGTCGTCGTCCCGTTAAATTAGAGGTTTGCAATGATAGATATTCTGGCATTACTGATTTCTATCGTTGTCTTCGTGACGTTGCTACATTTGACGCGCTCGTGGCTAGGTTGGGATTAACCGTATATTCCAGAGAAGAGTTCCAGTGGTGCAAGCAAACTTGGGAAAATGTAACTGATCCTATAGAACGTGCTGCCCGCTGGTACTACATGATACAAACTAGTTTTAGTGCGTTAGGTAGAAACTTCGGTAGAGCATTATCTAGTAATTGTGCAGTTGCTCATAAGATACGGGATAAATTACCAGAATTTCAAGCCATCCACAATCGCCTTAAAACTGTACAGTTAGAGAATCAAGATTGGTCACACTGTATAAAGGATTATGATTCCGAAGAAACTGTTTTCTATATTGATCCACCGTATATTGATTCCAGTAAGGGTATCTATAAACACGAATTAGATGAGGCCAGTCATCGCGAACTACTTAGAACAATCTTTGGTTGCAAAGGATTCGTTGCACTTAGCGGTTATGCTGGTAATCCTATTATAGATAATAATCCTTGGAGCGAAATCTTTACATGGAATGCATTCATCTCTATAGAACCAGTAGTAAATAATGAACGCAATAATAAAGATGCCCTTAATAACATAGCAACACGTGGCGTTAATCGAGAATGTCTCTGGATTAAGTATTAATAATCGGGACCGTAGCTCAGTTGGTTAGAGCAACAAACTCATAATCTGTGGGTCGCAGGATCGTTCCCTGCCGGTCCCACCAAGGAGTACAGCATGGATCATACATACATAGTTATTGTTTACGATGAGAACGTAGATGAGACATTAATCTTTAAGACGAGTATTATTAATGATGAACTTTTAGCATCTATGATTAACGAAGGTGCTATAATCATAGATACAATGGTTAATAAGAGACTAGTTGGTTTTGATCTCAGCACACGCGAACTACACTGGGAGGACATCAACGAACTATGAACTTTGTCACACTCACGTTACTCGACGGTAAACACGTAATTGTAAACACTGAACATATTACATATATGATAGAACGTCCTAAGACCGGAGGTACAGATATTATTCTTTACGGCAGCGATTATATTGTAGTCAAGGAATCATTAGAGGAAGTGGAAAAAATTATCCGGAACAGTAATCATGTCTAACTCAATGGTACATTGGAACGGTAATCAATTATGCGTAGTAGATATCGAGACTACTGGTCTCGATCCTTTTTGGCATGAACTCATCCAGATTTGTATCTTGCCACTGGATTCCAATATCCAACCACGCAAGGACGTTTTACCCTTCTACATCGAAGTCATGCCAGAATTCCCTGAGCGACGTGACCCCGAGGCAATGAGTGTTAGTAATCTCAATCTCGCTACGATTATGGCTCGTGGTCACGATAAAGAGAAGGCCAAAGATCTCCTCACCCTCTGGATGGACAAACTCGGACTCCCTCTAAATAAGGGAGGGATTCGCCGTTGTCAAATTATCCCCATTGGACATAACTACGCATTTGATCGCGCATTCATAATCAACTGGCTTGGATACTCACTATATAATGAGTATTTTCACGGTTGTTATCGCGATACAATGGTAATAGCCTCTTACCTAAATGATAAAGCAGGCACCCACGCCGAGAAAGTACCTTACTCTAAAGTCAAGTTATCTTGGTTAGCTAATCTTATGGATCTACCTATTGAACGTGCACATGATGCACTAAGTGATTGTGTAACTACAGCTGCACTCTATCGGAAATTTGTGTCTCAGGGTCTAATGGGGTTATGAAGGAGTAAGTTAACGGCGAAACAGCCTTAACTATTCGTGATTTCAAATCCTTCCAGACCTGTATCCCCTGCCGGTAATCCGGCATCTGTTCAGGATAATCAGATACCCCATCTGTAGCATAATCAAAACTGATAAACGCAATAGTATTACAACCCATGAATTTCAGGATTTGTATAGCAACGAAAACCGTTAATGGTTTCTTCTCAAAGCCCAAGGAAACATGATTAAAGATACATCTATTCGTACACTTAGGATACAGCGTACCGACATCCGTATGCAGTAGCACGCCAGTTGCGGGATGCGGGTTACATTGGGGCTTGGAGTCTTGTTGGATAAGATATAAATTCTTATCCACCATTGTCATGTAATCAATAGCCTCATTTATGGCTATGATTACGGAATCCGTTGGTATTTTAATACTGCCAATGGCTTTCAGGCTCGCTCCCTTACCAACGATTATACCTAATCTGCCACTGTATTTTTGTTTTAGATTACTACACAGTTCTATTGGCTTATCCACCGTCAGCCAGTGTGTATGATCTAATTTGTGGTATAACTTATCAAAATATTGTTCTGCCAATATACTACGTCGTGGAATCCAAAGTATACCATTCGGTTCCAGTCTAGCGTTGAATTTACCAAGTCTCATAAATAATCCACTCTACCGTTTACAAGGTAGCCTTTCCTGTCATCCAAATGTGCCATCCGTACGGCACAATTTTGTATTGTTCCACGTATTTCGTTATATATTCTGTTATGTCTTCACCCGTCATCAGGGCTATAAGTAACTGCTTACTGTAATTAGTCATTGCTCTATCTTGTCTACAGAATGGACAATAATACTCCTTCGGCAATATCTTTAATGCCTCGGGCATCTGTGCTCTTGCATAATTGAAACAGGCATAACCACTTGCATTCCTACGATTAAACATCACAGGCACTTTTATACTGAGATAAGCGTCTATATGTTTCCACAGTCTGGCACCCTGTGTAGCTCCAATGAAGCCGACATCTACATTTTGAGAACTCCTACAGAATTCCACTCCGACGAAATCTGCGTCTTTAACATCATCGTAGATCGTATTGAATGGACGTATCGGTATAGTATCTGTGTCCATAATCCATCCACCTTCCTCCTGTAATATCACCCACTTAATCAAGTCTACTTTATTTTGAATCCTGGGCATACGATCATAAAATCTTTTATACTTAATTGGTATACTTTCGTTACGATGTACAGTAATCTCAAACTCTGGATTAAGATTTCTCCACAGATCAATAATAAACTCTACCCAATCTGGTATAGGTGGACCGATCCAGATGAAGTGTATTTTACGTGGGATCATGCCAATCTGCTAATTAGTCAGTCTGCTAATTAGTCAACCTGCCTAACCACGCTTGGAATTCTCTATTGGATGCTATGAAATCAGCATTACAGTTAAACGGTAACTGATGTCCATGTACAAGTGAACATAGATAACGTAATATTACTTCTTTATTTGGTACCCAATCCATTAAGTGTCTTAACTTGCTAGGATCTCTGGCACATTCCAATGTTGCATTAGATCCCGTATATGCACTTTCACCCAGAGTCCCTACCGGGATGCCTAGAGCAAGTGCCTCTGTGAGTACGGTACTATTCACCCCGACCACGGCAGAACAGTCTTTCAGTGTATCATAGACATTCTTGCTATCATCCATTTTCCAGTCCGAGCGGAATAGTGTAGTATACTTGGCTTTACTCCGTTGCCATTGATCCCGGAATCTTGGATGTGGTCTGATGATTAACGGGCGGTCGGGTAGATGTTTATTGAGTAATCGTAATGTTGCCAGTATGGTATCTTCTGTACGCTGCGCACGTGCAGGAAAGTGATACTTACAAGAGGCATCATTTATAGATTGCACGGCATACATAATAGGACCACTAGGATTACCACCTTGAAATAACTCCCAGTCGAAATGTCTCTTCACGATAGCTTTTACGGTATCGTAATCCGTTATGGTATAGGGTTCATCATAATGTTTTTGAGTGCAGAGATTAGACTCACTGAACCATCCACGACTATCTATCCATACCCCCGCGGACTGGCACAGTAATCCATTCTCGAAAAATAGAACATTAGCTTGGTGCCTATGATACCACCATGTTGGAATCTTTACTCCCCACGTCATGATATTGATAGTCTGACGGAATGCAGATTTGTAATCATCGAAATTCGATGAGAAGGATAATTCTAAATTCGATTGTCTACAGGCTTCTATTAATGCTTTCTCTAGGGCCGCTTTAACCGTGGTGATTAAAATAGCCCTAGCCTTTCGGCTAGGGCTATTACTAGGGTTTGGAGTCACCTTGGATTCATCCCAATAACCTAGTGGACAGTTCTCTGTACTAAGAACTACCTTGTATCGTGTAATACAACCACACTTCTTGCAACGATCCTTATGGTACATTTGACATTTGTTACTTTTACAAATCGTCAAACGTCTATCGCGTTCAGTATTTGATACCTTTATCCTATTACCAGCGAGTACACTTCCAGCTACCCGTGCTAATGCTTTCGCTGCATTTGCCGCTTCCACCTGTATTGGTGGGAACTTACCTTGTACGGAATCTGCTGTTATACCGAAAGGACACTCAAAGTTCGGATTACCATTAACTACCTCATAAGTTTTCAATACCCATTCACGAAATTTATCAGATAACCGACAACTACTACAATGTTTGCGACTACTACAATACTCGGATTGATACCACTTGTCCATGTAGCGTTACATTTATATCGTTACACTGGCTTCTTGGGTTCCTCACTGATGGAGAAATCCGGATTATCTAAGAATGGAAGCAAGATACCCAAGTGATACGACGTCAACTCAGGTGGGAATCCACCACTTGTGGGCAGTGGATAGTATTCCACTTCGATTTCTTCATCAAGATATGCCCGTCTCTTCTCTTCGGCCTCCGCAATCTTATACTTTTCGCGTAGTGCATCAACTAACGTTTCGCCGTTTTCCGGATTCTTGGGTATGAAATCACCTAACCTATTGGTGAGTAACTGACCGTTTTCATCTTTCTTACCGATTCTCTTTGCTAATTCCCGATACTCTTTAACGAATTCCGGGTCGGTTTTAATAACCTTATTAATACACTTCACTTCTGAGTGTACCTTTGCTAGTGTACGGGCCAAGGCGTGTGCCAACTTCAGTCTATCAGCCTTGATAATCTTAGAAACTTCTTCTAGCTTGGATTCCAATTCCAGAATAGTGGACACCGACAGTTTCACGGTCTTCAACATGTTTATTCCTTTGCTTTGTGGATTTAGGGTGCTGTTACTATCGTTGGCTTCCTAATCTTCTGTGTCTTATCCCATTCGTGATGTGGAACATGCCAATCACCAGCTGGCTCCGTCAAACCCGGCGGAAGGATTGGACGCATTGGACGCCAGGCACCACACTTCGGGCACCATTGGTAATCACCATGACCTAAGTTAATTGGATACCTATGCTTGCAACTTGGCATCATGTAATCTGTATTAGGGTTTGACAATAGGCTCTTCTGCGGCGCTGGCCAACTCCAAGCCCTTGGCCGCTTCGATGTCCTTTTTCAGGTCGAAGCTGGCGGTGGCTAACGCGGCGGCGCGGATCGTCTCAGCGTCCTTGACGGCGGCGGTGTTGACCAACGTGGCACTGGTCACGGTATCCCGGCGAATGTCGTCAGCCTTGTCGGTGTCGGCCTTCAGTTGTGCTGCGGCCTTGGCCACCGATTCCGTGTAGACGGCATCTGCGGCTGCGACGGCGGTGGCGTGTTTCTGCGTTGCTTCCTTGATTGCTTCTGCCCATGTTGCCATTGGATTCTCCTGTGGTTAGGTGATTTGGGTGGCGACGGGAACGCCGTTGGTGACTTCGAGCCGGTAGTAATTACCGTTCGCGGTGTCCTTGACGACGATGGCCTTAAACGCAAGTGGCGCGGTGATGCTGTTCTTGCCCAGGTAGTAGGCGTTGTCGGCGAGGGGTAGCAGGTTGCCGTCGAAGGCGTAGTTTGACAACCCATCGAAGCTGGCGCAGTCGGCCACGTCAACGCAAGAACCGATTTCTAGGTAGCGGATGGAATCGCCAGTGCGCCGCCCAGCGATGCTGATTTCGCGGGTAACGCCGTCGCCGGACGATCCAAAGATAGCGATGCCCTGAGCGGCCGAGTCCTGAATGTTAAGGGCGCCCTGGGTGGCATCAATGCCGGACCCGCCATTGATGGTGAGATACGTCGTACCAGACCCCGAGATAAATCGCACGATACCGTGAGCGACCCCTTTGCCCTTCACGTCCAGATAGGTGTTGGTATTTGTGCCCTCATCCGTCTGGAAGATGAAGCTTCCATCCAACGTCTTGAAGTAGGCGTCTGTCTCATCATGTAGCAGCGTCAGCGTGTCGGTGCCACTGGTGCCGCGGACGGTGAACGTGGACGGGACACTGACGGCGTTGTCGCAGACGATGCCGTGCGCCGGACTGCCGGTAAGCTGCGCGATATGGTCCACGGCCAGGACGCCGGCATCGCTGATTGTCGGGCCGCCGCTGCCTTGCAACCAGCAGCCAGTCACGCCGTCCCAGCGCGCGATCTGGTTGTCAACGCTGGCGGCGCCACCGGAGATGAGGGTCTGGAGGGTGAGACATGCAGGATTCCCAGCACCACTATACTCTTGCGTCGGTGGCGTGAAATCGGTCGTCCATCGGGCAATGCCCTTGGACACGCGCAATTCCTTCATATACCCATTCAGACAGTAATTACCCGAGCGGGAAGCTATCGTCACGGCCACACTCATGTCCGGCACCGGACCCGCGGCCGATCCTGGCGATCCAACGTGCGTGCCGTTAACGTACTGCGTAAACGTGGTGCCACTGCGGACTACCGCGAGATGGTACCAGGTATTGAGCTGCGGTGTCCAGTCGACATCATGCTCTATTACCAGTGACCCGCCGGAGTAGATGGACAACATAAGTTTGTTGTTGGTCCACCAGTACCATTCGATGCGGGTGTTTGCATCGTTAAAATGCGAGTAGATCATGACGGGATTTGTTTTATTGGCGATGTATACCCACACTTCGATGGTGAAGGGATCAGCACCAAACGTAAAGTCAACACTATCAGGAATAGACAGGTAATCGCCGCTGCCGTCCGACTGCAATACCCCGTTGTGGTCGCCAAATGGCGATGCCTGCGTAGTATCCACCTGTGCATTACCATAGGCGGTGACGGTATGCGGCGCCGAACCGGCAGTGCCAGAATCCGGGAACGATGTAGACGCATCGGCGCCAGTGCAATGCAGGAGGACAACGGCGTATGCGTCAGAAGTCGCCGGCACCACCCGGGGAAACTTGTAATCCTCGCCAGTGTAGCTGGTGTTCGATGTGTCGCTCAGCAACAGGTAGCTGGTCAGCCCGTCAACGGTGTTCGTGTCGGCGGCGGCGATGGCACGGAAGCCCGGTGCGGCGGCGGCGCCACTGGTCGGCCCCATGAATGCGTAGTTCGCGGCGGCGGTGGCCACGCCCGTCCCGCCACGGCTGACAGCGAGTTGCGCCTCGCTGGACATGACGCCTGTGGACGTGGCATTAATCACGACGTGATCGGCGGTGCCGGCGGCGAGCTTGCTGCGGGCGATGGCGGCGGCGGCGTC